TTTTCTTAGCTGCTTTAACAAAATGTTCATTTATCATAGTAAACTCTCCACTTAGAGTAGAGTACACATACAAGATAGAATAGTCTGGCTCTATCGACTGAGAGCAGCCTTGAATATAGGAGATAGTAGCGGTAGGGGCAATGGCCATTACGTTGCTGTTTCTCATCCCGTATTTAGAAATTAAAATTCTTAGCTCATCCCAACCATCTACAGTTTCAAAGTCCGCAGCCTTATGCTTCTTTGTACCCTCTCTAGTATTCATTAGTCGGCAATAGGTATCTATAGGGAGATTTCCCCTGTCCCATTCCGAGCCTCCAAAGACTGGGTAAGAAGATTTCTCTTTAGCTAATAGACATGAAGCTTTGATAGCACAGTATGAAATAAACTCCTGCACCTTTCCACACATTTCTACCGCTTCTTTACTCTCATAAGGTATATTCAGGGAATGTAGCATATCGTGAGTGCCCATAATGCCTAATCCGACAGGTCTGTTTTTAGTGTTCGAGACTTTGGCTTCTTTGGTAGGGTAAAAATTAAGATCTATAACATTATCTAAACCCCTTACGGCAATTTCTACAGTCTTTGCTAGCTCTTTCCAATCAACAGAACGTACCTTCAGGTGGTTTGCTAAGTTGATACTAGCAAGGTTACAGACAGCTGTCTCACCCTTGTCTACTATAACTCCCTCGTCATATACGCTTGGCTTGGTATGTAAGAGAATCTCTGTGCATAGATTAGAAGAGTGAACTACTCCTACATGCTTGTTACTATATCTTATATTTGAGGGATCTTTGAAGGTGATCCAAGGATGCCCAGTTTCATACAACGCTGTAAGAATTTTTTTCCAGAGTTCCTTAGCTCCTATTTTCCTGAAGGACTTAAGCTCTCCGGCATCAGCCATTTTGCAATACTCGTCATACTTCTTGCTAAAATCTTCCCCATAGGTCTCGTGCAGCTCTGGGCATTCCGCAGGATCAAATAGATACCACTCCTTTTCTTTGGTTATAGCCTCCATGAACTCATCGCAAATCCACACAGCTGTGTTCATGTCGTGACATCTTCGTCTATCGTCTCCAGTGTTCTTTCGAAGATCCAAGAAGTCTTCAATGTCTAAGTGCCAGACCTCAAGATAAGAGCAACCAGCCCCTTTTCTTTTACCCCCTTGATTGACAGCTACCAAGGTATCATTAAAAATTTTCAGCCAAGGAACGAGACCGGAAGATTGACCGTTAGTTCCTTCTATGTAAGATCCCGAAGATCGAATAGGAGTCCAATCAACACCTAGCCCGCCAGCATACTTTGACAGACGAGCCTGTCCATGTATAGTCCCAAAGATCCCATCTATAGAATCATCTACAGTGCTCAGATAACAAGAGGATAGTTGAGATCTCTTTGTCCCACTATTGAATAAGGTTGGTGTGGATGGGCAATATTTAAAATTTGATAGCTTATCGTAAACTTCAAGGACTGCTTCTTCTTTATTCTTTTCATTGAGACATAAACCCATAGCTACCCTCATCCAAAAGGATTGAGGAGTTTCCATTCTTCTTTGGTCTATATGGATGAAGTATCTATCGTATAGAGTTTGTATCCCTAAGTACTTGAACAAGGAGTCTCTTTGTACGTCTATCTGTTCAGATAGAAATTTTAGGTCGTAACCAAGTAGCTTGTCACTAAGCCTACCCGCTTTAACTAACCTCTTTGTGTTCTGAATGAATGATTTTTTATACTGTAGTTCAAAGGTATCGCTATCCACTGTCTCCCCGAACACTTCTTTATATAGATTATTAAGGAGCATGCGTGCGGCTACATATGTATAGTTCGGTTCTTTCTCTATCTTAGACCGAGCAGACATGATAAGAGCCTTATCTATTTCTTCGGTTGGAATCTTATCATATAACTGGATACTAGCGTCTAGCACTACCTCGCTATAAGAGACACCTTCTATTCCATAAGAAGCTCTTTCTGAGCACTTGTTAATTTTATCGAGATTGATGTCTTCTAGTCGTCCGTTCCTTTTTTTGACTTGATTTCCTTTGTTCATTTATTCCTGCTGACTTTCTAATTTATATAGAGATTTACAAATCCTTGTAGTTATTCCTGTAGACAGCCTCTTGCTGACTTCTATTTCTTGCCTTTTTTAAAGCCGCCCTTTTTCCCTTTGCCCTTTTTCCCCTTAGCCCTATAAGCCTGATGCTTATTATAGAATTTGGCTAACTCATCTCCATCGTCGGAACCGTAAGATTTTTTCTTACCTGTGGGATTTCCGTTTTTATCTCGTAGAACGAAGTTCACCTCGAACTTTGGAGCTTCTTTTCCATCCGTCTTTTCAAACATTATAGTTCCTTAAAAGTTGTCGTTTCGCGGGTTAAAAAAAGCGACACGTTATGCTTGCTTATCAAAAACACTGGGTACTGGTTGATATTTAATAAACTATTTTTTTTTACTGTGTGAATTGAGATGCTAGCCTTTAAGTCAGAGGTGTGCCGCTTTAACAAAGTGCTGCGTCTATTTGAAGAGCAAGCTCTGTTCTTTATGGTCTCTGGCCTACCATATTATACACCTCGTAACAATCCATTGGCCTTCTTTTATGGTTTTTTGTTCTAAATTGGCATAAAAAAAGGGAGAGAACAATTGTCCTCTCCCTCTTCTTTTAGAAATCCATTTTCTTATTCTGTTTCGCGTAGCGAGTCTCCGACGATCCAAGAGACACCAACTGCCACAATGCTCATAGCTGTAGTTTCAGGAATACCTAAGGTATCCTGCAAACAGATAGTGAGAAGTGTACCTACTGCTGTCCAAAATCGACGAGATTTGAGAAGCGATTTTATCTTATCAACCATCTCTCATCCTCCTTAATAAAATTAAAAAGTGTTACCCACAATTATACTACGGATTATCTTTCTTCTCTATCTAAACATTGACTAATTTTTTCAAGACTCTCTACTATTTGTTCATGTCTTTTGTCTTGTCTTTCTTGAACGTCATCTAGTATTTTTTCGTAGTGGTCTCTTTGTATATTAAACTGTCTAGTAAAGCCCTCTTGCATCTCAGTTACGTGCTCTTGGTGTTTTGGAAAAACGACCTTAGTTGTATACCATAGATACCATCCAAGCAAACCGGTAGCAGATATAGTTCCCCAGTCAAAACCGGGAAGTCCATCTAGTCCAGCTAGAGCAGGAGGAAGAAACATTAGAAGTATGCTTTTCATTTGTACTGCTTTCTATAAAAATGAAAGAAACCCCTCCGAAGAGGGGCCATGAAAAGATTACCAGTTTGTTTTCGGGGCATAAACTCCCGTGGTGGGGACTGGATTACCAGCCATATATGTCAAGCGACCCGGCTCAGCAGATGATGGGTTAGCAGCCCTATCTGTTTGATCTACAACTAATGTGCCGCCTTGTTCGTCATTGTCTTTGATGCTCCAACCGCCTGCTAAAGTGGTTACAAGAGCTGGATCGAACGCTCCACTGAAAGCATTCCAGTTACCAGCAACAACTGAGACTTTATAGTCAAGAGATCTAATATATCCCCTCTGATTAATAGAAGGATTGTTGGCAGAATCACTAGATCCGAATAGTATAGAATCATTGCTAAGCCCAGCAATAGTCGTCGTTACCTTCATAATGTCTTGAGACGGTTGATTGTTAAAAGTTCCAGCTGCGTTAATTGCTTGATTATTAACACCAGATGAAATAGTATCAATCGGATTACCTTCTCCTACCTCACTTGAAGTGAACTTATTGGACTCCGCTATTGTTCCGCCTGCTCGAATGTTACCCTGATCATTGTCTACAGCTTTAGGATACCCATCAACGTAAACTCCGGTTGCCCGAGTAGCTAGATTAGTAATATTTGTAAGAAAACCCATTTGAAAAACCTCTTTAAAGTAAGAACTGAAAAATAGTCCTATAATCCAAAAATATAAATCCTGTCCTACTCTTTAATTACACCTAACTCACTCAAATTTGTCAAAGAATAGACTCTTAAGCCGAATAAACCAGAATTTATTGCTGCCTTGTAGTGTTTCTTAAGCCACATCCTACCGCTGCACACTGTTCTTATGCTGGTTTCTTTTTCTACCTTGTCGCAGAACAAGAGGTTGTCAAATATATCGTCATTACGGAATCCACTAGAAGGAATTATCATCTCAACGCCTACTTCTTCTAGAATTTTAACCACGTCCATAAGCTCCTCTGGATCGTAAAGATCATAGTTAAGTATAATCCTAAGGTCTGCATCATAAGACTTTAGTACTTTTAAGATAGGAGTAATATCTTTTTTAATGGAAGATTGGCTTTTTGTTTTAAAAAGGAAGGGGTTCATTACTAGATCTACAGCATTGACCCCACTTTTTAGTGCAGATAACGTCTCATGCTGCCTGACTTTTCTATCCCCAATACCAAAAGGGTAATCAATAGGGCACGAAAGAAGCAGACTAGGCAGCAAAGAAAGCTCTGAAGATATTTGTCTGATGATATAAAGAGGGAGGCACAATCCAGAAATTTCACTTGCCATAGCATGAAAGACAGACTTTATTTCTATTTCTATGCTGTTAGTGGGGATTGTATTGTAACAACAGTACTCAAGATACATATTTAATCATTTTCTCCAGAGACTCAAACCCCTTGTCTCCCCAAATCCCATCAATAAACCCATAGTATTTAGCCTCTTCA